CACATTTGCAGAGTTCGCATTAATCAAGGGCGTTAGCAAGGGTGCTGTTACCCATGCGAGCAAAAGCCGCATCGCTGAGGCGGTGGTGATTAAGGACGAAAAAAAATGGCTTGACCGCGACTTGGCTTTGGAGCTATGGCGACGCAACACGTTGAAGAACAACAACGCCAAGGTGGATGAGCCTGATCCGGTTGATATGCCACCAGCGCCACCACCGCGAGATGCTCGGGAGTTGCGGCGGCGAGTTGATGCGCTGCCTGATGACTCAATCCCGGAGCTGAATGAAAGCAGGGCTAGGCGTGAGCACTATCAGGCGGAATTAGCAAAGCTGCAGGTAACGCAGCAGCGCGGCGAGCTGGTGCCGGTTGATCAGGTGAAGAAAGAAGCGTTTGCGTTGGGCCGGAGTGTGCGGGAAGCGTTGGCCAACTTGGCTGACAGGCTTAGCCACCAGCTAGCGGGCGAGACGGACCCGGCACGGATCCATAAGGTGCTGAGCGATGAGCACCGAGCTGCGCTGGTGGAGCTGGCTGATGGCTAATCCGTGGGCGGATGGGTTCATGGAAGGGCTGCGGCCTGAGGAGCCGCTGACGGTCTCGCAGTGGGCGGATAAGTATCGGAAGCTGAGCAGCAAGGCGAGCGCAGAGCCTGGGCCTTGGCGGACCAGCCGGACGCCTTACCTGCAGGAACCAATGGACTGCCTGAGTAGCACTAGCCCGGTGCAGCGGGTGGTGATGCAGTTCGCGGCGCAGACAGGCAAGACCGAGGCCGGGTCTAACTGGCTGGGCTATGTGATCGACCATGCGCCTGGGCCGATGTTGTGCGTGCAGCCGACGATCGAGATGGCCAAGCGGCTTAGCAAACAGCGCTTGGAGTCGATGATCACGGATACGCCGTGTTTGGCTGAGAAGATTGCGCCGGCCCGCAGCCGGGACTCGGGCAACACGCTCTTTAGTAAGGAATTTTCCGGCGGCATCATGCTGCTGGCTGGTGCCAATAGCGCGACGGGTTTGCGGTCAGCGCCGTGCCGATATTTGTTTTGTGATGAGGTGGATGCATTCCCCGCTGATGTGGATGGGGAAGGCGACCCGGTTGGGCTAGCGGAGCGCAGGACGACGACATTCGCGAGGCGCAAGATTTTGCTTACTAGTACGCCAACGGTGAAAGATTTCAGCCGTATTGAGGCGGAGTATTTGCGCAGCGATCAGCGGCGGTTTTATGTGCCCTGTCCGTGTTGCGGCGTGATGGAGTGGCTGAAGTGGCCGCAGCTGAAATGGGAACGAGACCGACCGGAAACGGTGCGGTATGAGTGCGAGCACTGCGGCGAGCGATTCGAGGAGTTGCACAAACCGCGAATGCTGGGCGATGGCGAGTGGCGTGCGACGGCACCTAGCGATGGCAAGACAGCTGGGTTCCATTTGTCGGGGCTCTATAGCCCGCTGGGCTGGTGCAGCTGGGAGCAGCTGGTGGATGATTTTCTTAGGGCCAAGGGTGACGCGCCGGCGCTTAAGGCGTTTGTCAATACGCGGCTGGCGGAGACTTGGGCCGAAGACTACGCCGCGGCCGTTAATGCAGACGGATTGATGGCGAAGCGGTTGGCGTATGAGCCGGGGACATGCCCTGAAGGCGTGGTGCTGCTGACTGCTGGTGTTGACGTGCAGGACAACCGCTTGGCGTGCAGCGTATGGGGCTGGGGCGAAGGTGAAACGGGTTGGTTGGTGTGGCACCAGGAGTTGATGGGCGACCCGACGCAAAACGAGGTCTGGGGTCAGCTGGATCAAGTGTTGGCGACTAAGTGGGCAACGGCTGGCGGTAAGGAGCTGACTATTCGGCAGATGGCGATAGACACGGGCGGCCACTGCACGCACGAAACCTACAGGTGGGTGCGAGAGCGGTTGGCGCAGGGCGCTATGGCAATCAAGGGCAGCAGCAGGCGCAACAGCCCGGCAGTGGGCAAAGGGTCAAAGGTTGACGTGAATTGGCGGGGCAAGACGCTGAAGCGCGGCGTGACGCTGTATCAGCTGGGGACCGACACGATCAAGACAACGCTGTTCGGCAGGTTGCGCCATAACGAGGGCACCGCGTCGCTCAATTTTGGGATGGGTGCGGACGAGGATTATTTCAAGCAGCTGACCAGTGAGCGGCAAGCGCTGCGATATCACCGCGGATTTCCGATTAGGGAATGGGTGAAAAAAGCAGGCGATCGAAATGAGGCGCTGGACTGTTTGGTTTATGCATATGCAGCGCTGCAATTATTTAGCCGCAAAATGAACCCTGGAACGATGTGGGAACAATTGCGGCAAGAACTAGAGGATGGCAAGAAACCGCCGCTAAGATCGAGAAAGAAGCCGCAAGCTGCGGCCAGTAGCTTTGTGAGCAGTTGGTAGTGGCCATCCCGATCCCAGCGCAAATCAGGGCCGGTGACACGGTTAAGTGGCGCGCGGATGCCAGCCAAGACAACCTTGGCAACGCGGTTGATAGCGGCAGCTGGACGCTGACGTATTACATCCGCAGCAATACAGCTGGCGAGGGGGTCACGGTTACTGGCAGCGCCTATGGAGCGGGCTGGGAGCTGACGCTGAGCGCTAGTGATAGCGCGACGCTGGCGGCTGGTGATTATTACTGGCAGGCAATTGCTACTTACGGCAGCGAGCAACTGACGCTTGGTGCTGGACAGCTTGAAGTGTTGGCGGCGCTGGATTACAGCGGCACGCCTGCGGCGTATGACGGGCGGACGCAAGCACAGATTGATCTTGACGCTGTGCAAACTGCTATTCGGAGCCTGATTAGCAACGGAGCCAAGCAATACAGCATTGGCGGCCGGAGTTTTACCAAGCTTGATTTGCCTGACTTAATGCAGAGGGAAAGTACGCTTAAGGCTGAGGTGAAGCGCGAGCAGAAGGCTGCCCTGATTGCCAATGGTCTGGGCAACCCCCACAACCTGTTCGTGAGGTTCTGATGGGTCTCCGCACGCGACTATTTCGGGCTTTGGGATATCAGCCAATCAGGCAACGTCGGCCGCGGCGTATGTATGAGGGCGCGAGCGTCAGCCGGCTGACTACTGATTGGATTGCGGGCGGCACTAGCGCTGATGCCGAGATCAACGGCAGCTTGAGCAGGCTGCGCAACCGTGCACGGCAGCTGGTGCGCGATTCGGACTATGCGCGGCAGGCCAAGCGTGCGGTGGTATCAAACGTGATTGGCACGGGCATCAGGATGCAGGCCCAGGTGCCGATGCAACGCGGCGGCCGGCTTGATGATCAGATCAATGGCGCCATTGAAATGGCGTGGAAGCGTTGGGGATACAAAGAGCATTGCGACGTGGCAGGTCGTCTGTGCTTTGCCGAAATCGAGCGCATGGCGATTGGCGCGATGTGCGAAAGCGGCGAGGTTTTTATTCGCCTGATCCGTCAGCCGTTTGGTGGCGGGCAAGTGCCTTTTGCGCTGCAGCTGATCGAATCTGACCAGCTTGACGAGACCTACACCGGAGCTAGCACCGTTGCTGGTAACGAATGGCGCATGGGCGTTGAGGTCGACAAGTGGGGCCGGCCGGTGCAGTATGCGTTCTTGGCTAAGCACCCTGGCGACGGGCCATTTTCTGGTTCACCTGGCAAACGTCACCTGCTGCTGCCTGCTTCTGAGGTTATCCATCTGGCGATCTTGGAGCGCCCTGGCCAGACCCGCGGCGTCACCTGGTTTGCCTCTGCAATCAAGCGGATGCATCACCTTTCGGGCTATGAAGAGGCCGAGGTGGTGCGCGCACGGGCCAGCAGCGCACTGATGGGGTTCATTACGTCACCTGAGGGTGAACTGGACCCTGGCGGTGAGGTTTATGACGGCGAGCGGGTTTCGTCGTTTGAGCCTGGTGTGTTCAAGTATTTGCAACCTGGCGAATCGGTCAATGTCCCCAGCTTGGATGCACCTGATGGTCAGTTTGAGCCATTTCTGCGCGCAATGCTTCGCGCTGTGGCTGCTGGCATTGGTTGCAGCTATGAATCGGTGAGTCGCGATTTCAGCCAGACCAACTACAGCAGCAGCCGGCTAGCACTGCTGGAAGAGCGGGAGCACTGGAAAACGCTGCAGGATTACATGGTCAAGAATTTCCACCAGCCGGTCTATGCGGCGTGGCTGGAAATGGCCGTGATGAGCGGCGCGCTAAATCTGCCTTTGTATGAGGTTGAGCCTGAGCGGTTTAAGCGCGTGAAGTGGGTGCCGCGCGCCTGGGGCTGGGTTGATCCACAGAAAGAAGTTGCCGCATACAAAGAAGCAATTCGCTGCGGCTTTAAGACACTGGCCCAAGTTGTTGGCGAGCAGGGCGGCGATTTGGATGAGTATCTGATTGCCCGTAAAGCTGAACTTGAGAAGTTGGAAGAGCTGGGCATTGCGGTGGACACTGATCCGAACGTGATGACAGCGGCCGGAAGCTTGCAACCTGCTGCAGCGGAATCGGTTGACCTGCCCAGCCCCGACAGCCAAACAGATATAGAAGATGAGAACGGATAAGATTAAAGGAAAAGCTGAAGCGCCAATGGAAACAGCAGAGCTTGACGTAGAACAGCGAACTGGCGCCGAGGCTGTCGAGGCAGAGTCGGCGGATGAGTTGAACGTGCGCGATCTGGAAGGCAAATACCAGCGCGCAGAGCTGACCACCTTTGATGAGGTGGAGGATCGAACCTATGAGTTCCCCTTTAGCTCTGAATATCCAGTGGCTCGGTATTTCGGAAACGAAATTCTGAGCCATGAGGAAAAAGCGGCTGATCTTGCTCGGTTGAATGACGCGGCTCCGCTGCTGTTCAACCACAACCCTGATCGCGTGATTGGGGTTGTTGAGCGTGCATATATCGACGGCCAAAAACGCCGTGGTTATGTGCGCGTGCGGTTCAGCCGCAATCCGTTCGCCCAGGAAGTCTTGGGCGACGTACGAGACGGGGTATTGCGCAACGTCTCGTTCGGCTACTCCATCGACAAAATGGAGGAGCGCGGCGGTGGCGATTTTGTCGCCACTGCTTGGACTCCTTACGAGGTGTCCGTGGTTTCTGTACCGGCTGATCCCTCTGTTGGGGTTGGCCGTTCTTTGGAAACCGACTCCAACGCTGCTCCGGCAGCACCTCAACCTGATCCCATTCCTGAAATGGAAAACACCACCCCTGATCTGGCAGTGGTGCGGGCCGAAGCCGCTGAGGCTGAACGTTCCCGTATTGCTGGCATCTCTGCCCTGTGCGACAAGCACAACCTGGGCGACCTTGGCCGTCAACTGATCGAGTCCGGCCGCTCGATTGATGAAGCACGCGCAGCTGTTCTCGATCAGCTCGGCGCTAAGCCCATCGAAGCCGTTAAGCCGGTTGAGATGGACCAGCGTGAGGCTGCCCAGTACAGCATCAGCGAAGGCATCCGCGCCGCTCTGAGCGGCGACTGGTCCTCCCGCGAGGCTGGTCTGGTTCGCGAAATGAGCCAGGAAGTGCAGCGCACCTCCGGTTTCTCTCAAACCGGCAAGCGCGGTTTCTTTGTTCCTTTCTCGGCTCTGGCCAAGCGCGCCACCTACGTCACCTCTGGCGCCACCACCGGCGGCAACCTGGTTGCCACCGACCTGATGGCCGATGAGTTCATCGAAGCACTGCGGAACAACTCCGTAATGCTGAACCTCGGCGTTCGCACGATGACCGGCCTGGTCGGTGATGTGGCGATCCCCCGTCGCTCCGGTGTTGCTTCCACCTATTACCTCTCGACGGAAACCACCGCCATCACTCAGTCTGAGTCCACCTTTGATCAGGTGACTCTGGCTCCCAAGAACCTCGCTGCACTGTCCAAGTACAGCCGCCAGACCCTGCTGCAAGGCACCCCTGGCATCGAGGATCTGGTTCGTCGCGACCTGACCGACGGCATCAACCTGGGCATCGACCTGGGCATCCTGAACGGCTCCGGTTCTTCCGGTCAGCCCACCGGCATCCTGAACACCTCCGGCATTGGCTCGGTGGCTCTGGGAACCAACGGTGGCGCCATCACCGTCAACGCTCTGGTTGACCTTGAGGAGCAGGTGCTCATCGACAACGGTGCAGTCAACCGCGACTCCATCGGCTATGTCACCAACGCCAAGGTGCTGGCTGAACTGAAGAAACTGCGCGCTGGTGGTTCCACCACCACCGACGGCGCTTATCTGGTCAACGATCAGCTGAACGCTATCGGCCGCGGCGGCACCCCCTCTTCGGTCAACGGCTACCCGCTGTATGTCACCAATCAGGTTCCCAGCAACCTGACCAAGGGCACCAGCAGCGGCGTCTGCTCCGCGATGCTGATGGGCGATTTCAGCCAGGCAATGGTTGGCTTCTGGGGCAACGGTATCGAGATCGTCGTGGGTGAAGACTCCGACGACTTCAGCAAGGCTCTGACCAGCGTTCGCGCAATCGTCACCTATGACGTTGCCGTCCGCCACGCCGAGAGCTTCGCCGCTGTTCTCGACATCACCACCTGATAAAGGAGGCGGGGGCGGGCAACCGCCCCCTTTTTTCTTATGCGCGTTTTGATTTCTCGCACCTGCTGTGCACAGCAACAACACCTTGAGGAAGGCAAGGTTTTTGACCTTGACAGCAAGGTGGCTCACGAATTGATCCGCATGGGTCGCGCTGTTGAAGCTCCGGCTGAGCAGCCCAAGCCCAAAGCGGCACCACGCAAAGCAAAAGCCAATGGCGCTGACTGATCTGCCTGACAGCTATTTGGCTGATTTTGGCGTTGATTGCGTCGCCGGTAGCGTAACTGGAAAAGGCATTTTGGATATGCCTGGCCAAGTGCTAGCCGGCGACATGGTGCTTAGCACTGATTACACGTTGACAGCCAAAGCGGCAGATTTTGGTGATCTTCTATATGACTCAGAAATCACCGTTAATGGCGTTGCATACGTTGTACGCGAAACACGGCTGATCGATGACGGCTTGTTTTGCGAGATTAGCTTGCAGCGAAGCGTGGCAACTAACGTGACGACAGCGGCCACTGCTTTGGATGCTGGGGACAGCGATGATTCTGTTGATGACCTGGCTAATGCTCAGCTTGATCCTGAGGTAGACGGCGGCAGCGCTGGGACTAGCTACCTTGAAGGCAATGACTTGGACGGCGGAGCGGCATGAGCAGCATTGCAAGAATCAGGCTGCGGCGTGACACTGCCGCCAATTGGACTTCTGAAAACCCTGTCTTGCTTGCTGGCGAGATGGGCATTGAAACCGATACCCGCAAATACAAGGTCGGTGATGGTTCAACTGCTTGGAGCAGCCTGAGCTATTACATCGAAGGCGTGCTGGCACGAGGCCAGGCCAGCAAGACTACTAGCGGGACGATTGCGATTGCAACTGCTGGCACCTATCAAAGCACTGGTTTAACGGCCACATTTGATAGCACCACTGATTTTCAAACCGTACTTGGCACGTCTGACACTTTTGCCATCAAGAACGACAGCGGCGCAACCAAGCTGTTTCAAGTGCAGGCCAGCATGGACGCTTATGCCGGCAACAACCATACGCTTGGAATCAAGCTGGCTAAAAACGGTGTTGGGATCGATCAAAGTGAATGCCGCGCGTTTTCTGGCTCAACAGGTCAGATAGCAAAGCTTTTCTGTTTTTGGATGGTCGAGCTAGCTGACGGAGATGAGGTGGCCATGTTTGTTGCCAACATCAGCGATACAACCTCTATTGCATTTCAGCGCGGCCGCATTTCAGCAATTGAGGTAAAAGCATGACGACCCGGCGCGAGTCGATTCTGGCCGCGATCAAAACTGCGCTTGCTGGCACCACTGGCGTCGGCACGCGCATTTGGCGTAGCCGGGTGCAAGCATTGGCCAGGCAGGAAAGCCCTGCAATTGTCATTGAACCCATTAGCGATACACCTGAGCAGAACACCAGCCTGCCCAAGCTTGATTGGAGCTTGACGGTGCGCGTGAGCGTGATTGTGCGCGGCGACGTGCCCGATCAGCAAGCTGATGCAACGGTTGAAAGCTTGCACAGCAAGATGATGGCTGATTTGACGTTGGGCGGTTATTCGTATGACGTTCAGCCTGTTGGGGTTAGCTTTGATCTAGTTGAAGCTGATCAACCTGCCGGGGTGATTAGTTGTGATTACCTTGTGCGTTATCGCACGGCACTTGCAGATCTCACCACCGCGTAGTAGCTACGATGATGGATGAAAACCAAGGTTTGGGAGGTAGCTACCTCCTGGATCCCAAAACCGGCAAGCGAAAGCTCGTCGAGCGGACACAGCCGGCCCCTCACCCCCAACCAGAGGTAGCCACAAATGGCCTCAGTTCTGACCCGCCGGCGCCTGATCTTGGCGAAGCTGGAGACAACCTACGGGACTGATAGCTCCCCAACTGGTGCTAGCAACGCAATCTTGGTGCGCAATTTGGACATTCAGCCTTTGGTGGCTGATACCGTCAATCGCGACCTGGTGCGGCCTTATATGGGCCAAGCGGATCAACTGCTGGCTCAGACTCGCGTTGAAGTTTCGTTCGAGGTTGAACTTGCCGGTTCTGGCACTGCAGGCACTGCGCCTGCCTATGGCCCATTGCTCCGAAGCTGCGGCCTGAGCGAGACCGTTGTGGCCAGCACTAGCGTCACCTACGCGCCGATCTCTAGCAGCTTTGAAAGCGCAACTATTCACTATCACCAAGACGGCATTCGCCACAAGCTGACAGGCTGCCGCGGAAGCTTTGAGCTGTCTGGTGAAGTCGGCGGTA